GTCGCCGGAGCCGTAGCCGTCGCCGGAGCCGGAGCCGTAGCCGTAGCCGTCGCCGTAGCCGGTCTCAACCTTTAAAAATTCTTCTATCTTTCCCATACAGCTACACCTCTGATAGACTTTTCAGCTGCTTCGGTACAAGGTATTATTTCAATCGCCTCAAGAAGAGTTATTTCCTCGACTGTTTTTGTGAACTTGCATTCTTTGGGTCTCTTTGTTCCGTCAACCGCCAACTGTGAAATACTTGCCGCTCCGTCCCAATACCACAATCTGCGGCAATCAGACAAGAGAACCTCTCTTCCGTTTCTTTCTTCAAAAACGCCGGCGAAGACGCCTGCTCTGTCACATCTTACAATTACATACTTTCCTTTATAGTTTTCCATTTTAAAAAATCTCCTTTTTTTAATTATTTATTTTCCATAATTTACAATAAGTATCAACAAGGTTTTCCCTGTCTAAAAAATTCATAAACTGACGGATTTTAACCTCTACAGGCTCAACCTCATCGGGGTGGTATGTTTCTTTATAAACATACTTTCCGTCACAAATAAGATATTGAAATTCGTAAGCCTCCGGCACCAATTCAAAATACATAGGATGCTGCGGAGAATCAAGGTATTTGCCTACCTTGTATGTTTTACTGAGCTTTGTGTCATATATAACTCCAGCCTTCAAAAAGTCAAGAACACCGTGCAAGGTAAAGGGCACACCATCAACCGTAATATCTCTAAAAACAGACACTTGTTTTTGTGAGCCTTCCAGAACCGGTAATAATTGAGATATTGGCTGCGCCCATTCAATGCTCATATCAAGTTCTTGTCCGTCAAGACACGCATTGATGATATTTTCAAATCGTATGCCGTCAAGCATCGCCTTTGTTTTCGGTTCGCTTTGGCGGTTCAGAGTGGCAAGGAAATCCTCCCACCCTGAATCCGTCTTATAAACATATAGCCACGAGCTCAGCAATGTTTGAGTAATCCTATACTTTGTACTCATAGGCTTTCGTCTCTTTGTTATAAACAATATTTAATTCTTCAAGCTTGGCTTTAAACATTGCCTTAAGTTCAGTGAGGCTTGTGAGTGCATGGTCGAGTTCGTTTATAGCTTTCATTACATCAGATACTTGCTCAGGACCTTCAAGCGACTTTATAAGTTCCCCGCCCTTCTTCATTACTTCCTCATACACCTTTTTCTGTTCTCCAAGCGCAGCCGATTCAGCAGATATGTTCTTTTTAACAATTTCAAAAAGTGTGGTTAAAAAGTCGTTTTTTTCGCCTTCTGCAAGCTCAGGGACCTTTACAATCCCCTTAATTCCATAAGCTGACTTTGCATTATAGTTCATTGTGGGGGTAAATCCCAGAACTCTCTCACCATTTACGATATGTAAGTGTGCACCAAGGTCGGCAGGCTGCCATACAAGCGTTCTTGCTGCACCCTCACAAACTATGTTATAGAAGGTCTCATCCCCCTCTTTCTCCTTGTTCTCGTGGAAGAGGAATATAACATTGAACTTTTTACGGAGTTCGGCCGACAATCTGATAAACTCCGACTTAACCACTCCAAAGCCCTGCAGGCTTATACCTCCGCTTGCCTTACATGCCTTTTTGTCAATCCGCATCGCCCAATCTTTAAGACTCTCAATCAAAGCCCCGCAGGTATCAATTACAATAGTCTTGTACTTTCCTTCCGCAGCCTTTATATCCGCAAGCATCTCTTCATACGTTTTACAAATAGAACTGTCCTTGCGGTGCTCGGGCTTGACTCTGCTCATACCCTCGTCTGCATCAATCAGAAGTACGTCCGGCGCAGAGAGCGCCAAAGTCGTTTTGCCAACGCCCGGAAGTCCGCTGATTATCATAATTATATTTTTGTTGCTAAAATCCATATTTTCAGGTTTTACTATTGCCATTTAAAATTTTCCTTTCTGTAAAAATTCCTTGAATTTTCTTTATCACCGCAACTCTCGTTGCTCAATCCCACCTAAAAATGTGTCACCGGCACATTTTTTACGGTGTGACCTTAAATCTTCCATTTCTCAACAAGCTTTTTGCGTGCTCGTTCATATTCTTTTACACTGAGGTTGCTACCCCAAAGCTGACGCTTTTCCGCTTCATAATGTCTAAGCCTTTCAGCATAGCCCATTTTTTTCAATGCTTACCATAATAAACCTCCTTACATTTTTTATCGCAAAAGGAACGTCCAAATAAATCTATGTATACATCTTCTTCATTGACTTCACAGTCACAACAGATGCACCGGTAACCCTGACTGTCTGCTCTGCCGCCCAATCTCTCTGCTTGGAGGATTTCTGGATGAACCATCTTGACATTTCTCCTTGCCTGTAGTATAATTATTATAGGTTTTATTTGGACATAAACCCTTTGAAGTCTGTTCGGTTGCCGCCGTGCAGGCTTCTTTTCTTTCCCCGCAATCACACTTTTCACCAGGGTCTAAATTTGCATCACATAGCGGGCATTTATACCTATACATTTTTATCACTCACTTTCCTATATTTTTCTCGCTGTTCGGCGAGTTTTTTTATTGGTCCTTTTGAATATCTCTGATGCGAATATTGTTGCAAATACCATTGCTACCGTACAATCGCACTCAGAAACGGTAACTCCCAAAACAACAGCACCAAATATCAAGATAATTATTAATTTTTTCATATGTACCTTATCTTTCCTTCAATGTAGTTTTACACAGATTCTTCTGCCAGTACTTTCATAAAGCTGGGACAGTTCGGAATAACAGTTTCCAGAGCATTTTTTAAGCCCTCATCAAACCTTTTTCTTAAATCAGGGCTTTCATTTACCTGCTCCATTGGAACAACATCAGTACTGTCCCTGAATCTCACAAAGCTTCTTGCAATAATTTCTTGTTTTTTTGCCATAAATATCACCTCGCTTTTATTTTATGTTTTTGGGGTTGTTTGTGCTATAATTGCATTTTTTATAACAGCCACGCCCACCAAGGTAATTTTTTCATATCCTCATCCTCCTGTTTTGTTTAATTTGATTTTTCTCTCGTTATTTGATATAATCTCGTTATCGTATATAGAAAGGACTACACAAAATGCAATATAATTCAAATCACTACCGAGACCACTTAAACAATGTAATGTCGCAATCGTTTAAATCTTTCGAAGATGCAAAACTTCAAAATAAACAGTTTAGGCACGACATAAAAATAACAATAATTAGCACTATATTAGGGGCGGTTTCAGGATTAATAACCTCTGTTATATTTTGGTTAATTACAAAATAACCGTATACATAAACCACCTATCAATCCGCCCACAACTCCGCCGATTAGTCCAAGTAAGATTGATGCAATCCTATGCCAGTAATCGGCTCTTTGTTTTTGAAAACAGTTTTCACAATCTTTCATTTCTGCCTCCGTTGTTCTCTTTATTATTTCGTAATCGACACATTTTCATTTTTATCATCCCTTTGTGAAATTTTTTGCATTGGTGGGTGTACTTTTTTTTCTCTTTGTATGATATAATCATCAGTACAATTTTATTTTAAGGAGATGTACTAATGAAAATCAAAGTCCCATCAATCGCAAAAGGTTGTGTTCCTCCTTATTCTGTTCAAGAAAAAATTGCCAAAGAAGACCAAGTAAAGAAAGAACGAATAAAATGCTTTTGGCGTGATTTAATAATAGCTATCGTTAGTGCTTTGATAGGCAACATTGATAGAATTATTGGCTTTATATCAAATTTAATATAAAGCCTATCAGCCTTGTAAGTAAGCTACCCAATAACGCAGATTTTAAAATTAGCAAATCTCTTTCTGTCATATTTTTGTCCTTTCCGTAACTTTTAAGTTGTTTTGTTCTCTCTATTCCATTTTAGTGATTTTAAATCACACAGAAGATAAAAAAATAACATCTCTTTCCTTATTTGTTAAATTTAAAATCTCTGCACACTTTTGAATTTCACTTGCTCTAAACTCGGTCTCGTTATACACTTTTTTCCGTAAACCATTAGGAGTTAGCCCGATTTGTGCAGCAAGAGCTTTAAATTTTAGACCAGTTTTATTTACTGCCTTCAAAAAAGCGTCTGTATTTGTCATATTTAGTCCCTCCTCTCTTTTGTGATTTTAAATCACATTCGCAGTATAGCACAATCGTGATTGTTTGTCAACAGTTTTTTGCAAAAAAATAAATTTTTGTTGACTTTTGGGAACATGTATGCTATATTAAACACATGGAGGTGATATTGAGAAATGATTCCATTATATCAAAACATAAGAAATCGAAGAATAGAAATTGGTATGTCTCAGGAAGAACTTGCTGAAAAATTAGGATATAAATCTCGTTCTACGATTGCAAAAATAGAAGCAGGAGTTAACGACATTACTCAATCAAAAATAATAGCCTTTGCCCAAGCACTTAATACCACTGTTGGATATTTGATGGGCGATACCGAACGCAATATATCTGAATTAGAAAAATACGGATTGAAACCTATAAAAACAAAAAAATTCCCAATGTTTGGAGAAATAGCCTGCGGTCAGCCTATATATGCCAACGAGGATTATGAAACTTTTATTGAAGCATCTGAACGTATAAATGCCGATTTTTGTCTAACCGCAAAGGGTGACAGTATGATAAATGCAAGAATATTTGACGGTGACATAGTTTTTATCAAAGAACAACCCGATGTAGATAATGGTGAAATAGCCGCAGTTCTTATTGAAGATGAAGTTACCTTGAAACGTGTATATAAATACGAAAATCGTCTTGAGCTTAGACCTGAAAATCCGCTGCACTCTGTTCAAAATTATGAGGGCGAAACCCTTAACCACATACGAATTTTAGGAAAAGCCGTTGTTTTTCAAAGCAATGTGCGATAAAAACAATTTTAAATACAAAAGAAAAGAGAGAAATTTATGATATTTGTTACTCTAATTATTATTGCAATCGTTATAGCCGCATGTGTTTCATCACGCAACAAGCAAACCTCTCAATTTACTGGACCACAGTTCAATGCCACTTTGCAAAAAAACACAAATAATTTAAACACAAAACATGCAAGCGATATAATGACCGATTCAACCCACAAAGAAATATCTGTTCCTGAAAGAATGGAAAAAGAACCTATGCCTCTATCATCAGAGAAGCCAAGCCCTATACAATCTAATTACGAAGCATATTACAAAAATGGTATATTATTTAATGTCAATCCACGAAACAAGAATGTCTCACTTTACGAAGACAGGCAAACAGCATATGATGCACGATATATTATTTCCGATAATATAAAATACGATTTAGAAAATGCCGAAAGTATATCAAGTTTATTAATTCCAAACTTTCAAGGAATTAAGGGAGGTATGCCAAATGTTACCCATGATTTGTCTTACTTGTTTAAAATGCGCGTAGGAACGGAAAACAGACCACAGCTGGCCGTACCACTCGCCTATAAAGCCGCTAATCTTATGATTGCATCCCCTATTGGTTGGACAAAGAAAGACTACTACAGATTAGTTATCCAATTATGGAGTATTGGCGAAATTAAATATGGCGACCACCTTCTAGCAGAATTAAAAAAACTCCTGCCTTTTGTAGCAGCAGAAAATTATCTCAATTTTATGCACAAGGAAAGTTTCAATAAACAACTATCTTTTTCTACTGAATTTACCACAGACTATGTATATATAGATTATTCAGGCGCAGTGTGCGAAAAATGCGCTCCATACCAAAACCGAGTATATTCGATTAGTGGCAAAGATAAAAAATTTCCTAAATTGCCCGAATTTATCCTTCATGATAAGGGCATTCATTGTGGAATGTCTATACATCCTTTTTTCTACTATGCAGGATGTACCCTAACAAAGTATTTATATCTAAATAAAAACGAGGTTAAATCACAAGAGGTAGACGCTATAAAATACAGTAACAGACCTTTTATAGACGATAGGAGTGAGTTTGAAAAGCAACTCTACGAAGAACAAGAAAAAAGACAGAAAGAACGGCAGAAAGCAGACGAGCAATATTATAATAGAGAACATTGGATAGAAAAATACCACACACATCTTGAATATCAAGAAATATCAAATGTTCTTGGTGACAAAGCTCCAAAAAGTTTTAGCGGCTATATGCGCATGAAAAAGAACAACACCGCTAACTTTCAGAAAATATTTAAATTTGCAGAAGAAAACGGGATTAAAATTACCCCAATATCTAATTGAAACAAAATAAAAAAACCGCCCTGCGCCAACAGGACGGTGTCAGGCATGAGATCGTAATCCCTTACCCCCAGATATGTTAAAATTAACACACCTTGATATCATCGTTAATTTTAGCATATCCTTTTTGAATTGTCAATATTTTATACAAAAGGAGTGCTGAAATGAAGATAGCAGCGGCATACATTCGTGTATCAACAGACGACCAAATTGAATACAGTCCCGAAAGCCAGATAAAGGCGATAAGAGATTTTGCAAAACGCAACGACTATATTCTTCCTGATGAATACATCTTTATGGATGAAGGTATATCGGGAAAAACAATAAAAAAGCGCACAGAGTTTCAGCGTATGATTGGTATAGCCAAAACTACACCTAAACCCTTTGACGCTATTTTATTATGGAAATTCTCGCGTTTTGCCCGAAACAGAGAGGACTCCATTGTTTATAAGTCAATGCTTCGAAAGCAGCTCGGCATAGATGTGATATCTATATCCGAAAATCTTGGCGACGATAAAATGTCTATTCTCTTCGAGGCAATGATTGAAGCAATGGATGAATATTATTCCATAAACCTTGCCGAAGAAGTGAAAAGAGGTATGACCGAAAAAGCCAACAGGGGCGAACCGCTATCCGTTCCGCCCTTCGGTTATCTTATGAAAGATAAACAGCTTTTTCCTCATCCTGACGAATCTGCTATGATCAAAATGATTTTTACCGACTTTGCAAACGGTATGGGTAAAATGGCTATTGCCCGAAAAGTGAATGATATGGGTGCACGTACTCACCGTGGAAACAAATTCGAAAACAGGACGGTGGACTACATTCTCAACAATCCCGTGTATGTCGGGAAAATTCGGTGGAACCCATCCGGTCATACTGACAGAGATTTTCAAAACGAAAGCCTTATAATAAAAAAAGGCTCTCACGAGCCGATTATATCCCAAGAATTATGGGATAAAGTTCAGGAACTTAATAAACAACTAAAGGTTAAACACAAAAAATACCAACGTGAAACTTCTGAACCTTCCCACATATTCCAGGGAATAATAAAATGTTCCCGCTGTGGCTCCACGATGATATACAGCACAGGTGGAATACAATGTCATTTATATTCAAAGGGCAGATGTGACACTTCGCATTATATCAGTATCAAAAAGATTGAAAGTATTGTCCTTAACAAGATACAAGAAGATTTTGCAACCGGAACCTTTAACATAGTGCCACGAACACCCGAAAACATCAACCAGAATAACTTTATTTTAAAAAGAATAGAACGAGAGGAACAAAAGCTTCTCAGGGTTAAGCAAGCCTTTGAAAAAGGAATTGACACTATTGAGGAATATGCCGAAAATAAAAAAAGAATTCAGGAAGAAATATCTTCCTTGAGATTGCAGCTTACATCTGATGCTTATACAGCTGATACTCACTCACTGCAAAAAAACTTTTTGCAAAAATACAGCGACCTTATCCTTAAGCTAAGAGACGACAATGTATCAATTTCTGATAAAAATAGAATCTTAAAGATGTTTGTTGATGAAATAGTATATAATAAAAAATCCGCAACCGTTGATATAACCTACTTTTTGTAGGTTATATCTTTTTGAAGTACGGCGGCCCTAACGGCGAAGCAAACGCTGCGCTGCGCTATTTGTCACAACGTTTTTCAATGCCCAATGGCATTACAAAAGCGACTCTGACAGACATCGGCACTGAGGAGCTTGCCCATCTTGAGATGGTTGGTACAATAATACACCAACTTGCAAAAAATGCTACAACAGGCGAAATAGAAAACAGTCCCATGGCACCATACTTCATTGACCACGGAAGAGGAGTATATGCCATATCAGCAGGAGGAAACCCGCAAAAAGCAGAACAGTTTGCTGTTACAGGAGACCCCATTGCAGACCTGGTTGAAGACCTTGCAGCAGAGCAAAAAGCACGCGCTGTTTATGACAACATTTTAAGAGTTTCTGATGACCCGGATGTAAATGATGTTATAAAGTTCCTCCGTGAACGTGAAGTTGTGCATTTCCAAAGATTCGGTGAACCAATCCATACTAATTTAAGGAGATTTTTCCCATACTAAAAGACACCGCAACCGATTGAGTTGCAGTGTCTTATTTTGTTTGTTACAGTATATCATATTACTAATAAAAAAGCAATACCTTTTAGATATTCCAGACGATTTCAGCATTCCCATCCTCGTCTATAATGATACGGTTAATAATGATACCGCATACACCACGCTTTTCCTCAAAGGAAGCAGTTTTCCATTTCTTAGATAGGTTGATAGCTTGTTTAACATCAATTTCTGTGTTTTCAAGTTCTTCAATCTTTAACAGAAGCTGCGTTCTCTCTGCTTTGAGTTTTGTAGCTCTTTGGCACATTATTTCAAGCAAATCAGCATTTGCTTCCGGTTGCATCAGCATATCTGCGATTTTATTTTGAGATAATTCAATAGATTTTACTTTGTTTCGCAGTTCGTTGATTTCAGGATGCACATTTTTTCTCTCGCTTGTCCTGATTTTCTTCAAGGTTTCAAGCTTATTAGCAATTTCAGTATAAACCATATCTTCAAGGCTCTCTGCATAAATTGTGCCTTTAGTTCCTTTACAGTCCTTGAAATGCGTTTTGCCTGTGCAAGTAAAATACCTGCGGATTTCTCCGCTTCCTGTCTTACCCTTGATAGTAGTCATAGTTCTGCCACATCTGCCACAGATGATTTTACCACCGAGCCAGCTCGTCTTATTTGAAACTGCGTTTCGTATCTGCTTGTTTTTCGATAGCTTCTGCTGACATTTAAGCCAAGTATCGCTATCTGTAACTCCCTCGTGTGTCATTACTACAACTTTGATGTCAGACCAATCGCTATTGTCAGCCTCGTGCTTTGTTTTGCCATAAATCTGTATGCCGTGTATTCCGTCAAAGGCTTCGGGGGAACTTATGATTTGTGCATTGTGCATTTGAAAATACTCATACACTCTGCTGTCCGCTCTTACATAAATAGGATTTTTAATGATTGTAGATAGCTTGGCAGTAGTCCATCCGCCACCCGATAAGGTTTTGATGTCATTCTCAACAAGGTTCTTTAAGAGCCTACCTAAAGATACTTGCTCAACTGCGTATGTATCATAAATGTATTTGACTTGCTCGATTTCATCAGGAATAGGTTTCAGCCGCTTCGTTTTAATATTATTTATAACTGTAGGCTCAAGGTCAAAGCCATAGGGTTTTCTGCCACCCATATAGAAGCCCATTTCGCTTCTGTGTTCGTAAGCCTGTGTAACACGCTGTATTATTGACTGTCTTTCAAACTCTGCAAAAACCGCTAAAATCTTGACGATAAGCTCACCATAGGGACTTCCTGTATCAAATGCCTCTTGGGTAGAAACGAACTCTACACCATATTTTTTGAAAGTGTTAAGAATACTAACAAAGTCTGCCAAAGACCTTGAAATTCTGTCAAGACGATAGACCAAGACCTTCGTAATTTTACCTTGCTCGATTTTTCGCATCATACTTTGAAAGCCATCACGGTCTGTATTACCGCCTGAAAAGCCATTGTCAACAAATGTAAGTATCTTTTCACCTCGTTCATCAGGCTTTATCATAGCTTTACAGTATTCAAGCTGTGTTTCGCAGGAAATAGAATTTTCCCGCTCGATTGACTTTCGTGCATAAAGGGCAATAGCCATAACTACACCCCTTTCTGTAAGCGGAGCGGATTTTTCCGCTCCGCTCCCTTAATCAGCCTACCTCTTATGCGTGAAAATCCTGTAGAGTTCCTCTACGATTTGTTCTTCAAGTTCCTTTCTCTGTTCAGCGTTAAAAACAACGCTGTGCTTAACTTCTTTGATTTTATTTGATATATCAGTATAATTTGTATGGTATCCTGTGTTAATTGTAGCAACTGCTTGTAGCATAATATCGACCTCCGATTTTTATTGTTCGATAATAAGCATATTATCTTAACACGGACACACGCAGTTCCGCTTAAATATTGCCGCAAAGGGCAATTTCATTATCAATATCAAGACTGCCATCCGTAACGAATATAATGTGTGTAAAAGCTGTATTAAGCTCATTATTGATTATATTCACAATAGCCTGTCTATTATAACTAAATGCCACCGTTGAAAGCATTTCAGGAATAACTATTTCTCTTTGTGTATATTTCCTATCGTAGTAATGGCAATCGGTTATAACACCTTTGCCATTTCTGTATTGCATTTCTAAGTAAATGCCTCTGTGTATTCGGTTCTTGAACCGAGTTTTAATAATTGAGGGAATGCCATCAATAAGCTCACCCTCTCCAATGAATATAAGAAAATTATATTTTCTCTGCATAGCTTTAAGCTGTAAGTCGATAAATTCATCCTTAGCTAAGTCTGTAAATTTATCTGTAATCTCTACACCGAAATACTGTCGGTCAAGTTCAGAAGCAATAACATCAAGTATTTCATTAAAACTAAAATTTCTTTTTTTAAACTTCTGCGGAGAGCTATAATACTCTCCGCTTCTTATACGGTCAAGATAAAAACAATTTTTAACCGATAGGCTGTTATTACCCTCTCTTATTTCTAAGTAAATAAGTCTGCCGTGCTTTGTCTTAATGACAGAGCGGTAATTCCCGCTCCCTGTCTTGTGCAGTATTAACTGCTGTTTCTTCATATCACATCCCTCCTTGTTTGTTGGGCGGTAGCGGTTATCCGCTACCGCTGAATAACACTTAATTTTTTAGTTTGATGTCAAGGTACTTTCTTGATACCTTGTCCTTTCCTTTCTTAAAACCACGAGTAGCAAAGTCTTTTCCAAACTTTGTTTCACTCATTGGATTTAAAAAATTGTCGTTACAATAGGCAATATAGGCTTCATATAACGCTCTTGCTCTAACTTCTGCCCCTGCTTCTTCCTTGATGCAGGCATCTATAAAGCCACCTAATGTATCTTGGGACTTGCGATATTTTTTTGTGGCTTTTGCCACCGCTTCGCAAGTTCCCAAGCCATCCTCATAATACTTAATCGCTCCTTTTACGAGCCACACTAAAACAGTTTTTTTAGCCTGTTTCAGTTCGTTGAGCAAGTTTTTGTTAAGCTTGTCCTTTGATACTGTGTATTCAAAGGGAACTACACGAACTCGCCTCCAGATACCATTGTCAGTGCCTACGATTTGAGGCAAATAGTTGGTGTCAATGATACACTTGAACTCAGGTTCAAAAGTAAAAGCCTGAGAGTAAAGCTGTCTTGCGGCAAGAGTTTCACCGCTTGACATAATTTTGATTTTTCCCTCGTTCAGAACATCTGTGCAGTTTAACTCACTGCAACAAACAAGGCGTTTGTGAGGAAGCTGAGCAATTTCGGATGAAGCCGCTCCCGCTCTTTCTACGCTAATAAGAACCTTAGAAGGTATTACAGCAGCGTAGTCGCACAGGATGTACTGAACAAGCGAAAGCAAGGTGCTTTTACCATTCGCACCATTTCCAATAAAGAAATGCACGACCTGCTCCTTTGTTTCTCCGGTAATACAATACCCGAGCAACCTTTGAACATATTTAATCAGTTCATCATCCTCAAAGGTATCCTTCAAGAAAGATTTAAACTGATTGGATTTGCTCGTAGCATCATACATAGTCGGTACGAGCTTCGTAATGAAGTTCCGCCTATCGTGAGGTCTGATAACCCCATCCTTTAGGTTTATTGTGCCATTCAGCACATTTAACAAATGTGGGTGTTTATCGAAGATAGCATCATTAAAGGATAGTGATGCTTTTGCACCCTCAATAACAGCCTTAATGCTGTGCTGATTGCAACATCTGTTGATGTGTGATAGCAATTCCTCATAATTTTTAATACCAAAGTTCTTTTTTAACTGTTTTTCAGTATAATCTCTGCGTGTTCGCATTGCTGTCTGCACCCAAAGTTGTATCATTTTTTCATTATCCTCTCTCCATAGCCTACCAGTCCAATAATAGTATTTACCTTTAGTGCTATTGAAGATTACATAATCACCGAACATATCCAAGAAACAGTCAATGTTTCCTGCATCATCGGTTGAGTAATACAAAACCTTTGATTTAATGGATTTTCGTTTTTCTTTTAGTTCCTGTATAAACTTTGGCGAAAGCTCGTTCAAGTATGCAGTTGCATTACTGCCGTGAACAATCTTTTTGTTTTCATTCTCGCAAAAATTCCTTATAAGTGTTTCTTTCTTGCTATCAACTTTTTTTGATGCAATTTCAAACATTTTTTTTACTTCTTTATTTGACATACTTAATGTCCTCCTATTTAACATACTGTGTAGTCAACAGAAACCGCTTCTATATTGAAAATAGCAATATATTGTGGTATAATAATTACATATTTAAGCCTACGGCGGTAATTATTATACAAGCTTTAATAACTTAGGCGTTATTGTGTAAGCATTCACACGCTTATGCTCCTGCCAACTACACTAATATTGTACTATGGATTCATTTATCTGTCGTTGAGTTTTGGTGGGAAATTAAAATCAAAAAAAGTTGACTTTTGAAAGGAGTGAGGATTTTTATGGGCAAAGGAAAAAGTAAAACAACCTCAAAATCGGCATATACCGATACAATCAATATGTGTATAAACAACACAAAATTTTCATCCCCTGAAGAAAACCCAAATGTAAACCACAAAGAAAAATTTTACACAAAGTATTTTATAAATAGCAATAATCAATTGACAGTAACCCGTAATCCTTTAAGCATAAATGATGCACAGGCACGAAAAAAATTTCTGCGATTAGTTTCTGAATTTGAAAGCAATACCGAACTGAAATTGAGTGATACATCAAAATCTGAGTTGCTGCTTCTGTTCTTGGATTTTGCAGAAACCACGAATAGCATAATACATCTAAAAGATGATGCTATGCAGTTTTTGGTTTACAAATTTTTATTTCCTGATATTATGAAATTATATTTATATAAGGTGTTTTATCCAAGAGTTTTTGATTTTGAGATAATTGAAACTGCAACAGACACTAACATAATATTTAAAAGTTCTTATATAGAAGAAAATTTTGAGCAAATCTTTAAAAACATTGAACTTATTTGTCTAAGCATAGTATATGATGCAATGCTGATAGCTGTTGAAAATTGCTCCTTAAAACACATTATAGAAATGAAAAAATATAAAGCAACGGTAATTCCATCTGACAGTGCTTACACCATATTGGAAAACCTTGACGAAGAATTTAAGGCTTCTACAGAACTGCGAGCAAACCTTATAAAAAATTTCAAATCAAGTATTGTTTTCTTTGCACGATATTATAATTATCTTTACAAGAACAGACAAATCAAGGAAAAGTTAATTACATATATTATTAAAATCAATGCCTTTTATGCAGGAAAGAGAGCTGACGATAGCAGAAATGCCCTGATTTCAGCTTACGGAGAATGTTCTGAGATGTTAAGCGAAGATGCACGCCCATTTACAATGCTACTAAATATGTATCATATAAATAAAAACTCTTGTCTTTATGACCTCAATATTATGAAAAACAATATTGATTTTATGCCGTTTGCGTTGGATGGTATTGTTACCAAGCATCTTATAGATAAAATGATTTCCGAAAATAGCACCGGACTTCAACAAAAAACTGACAATTCGTTAAATCTGAGTTCTGTTTATAACAACCCTAATTGTATAGTAAGCAATCTTTCTCTAAGGGACTATGAAATGATTGATTTCATAATTACCCATTCGGCAAAATCTTTTGAGGAATACTATTTTAAAACTGATGATGCAGATTTAAGAACGAGCAAGGTATGTGAAATCATAGATTGTATTGATGAAATTGGATATACAGAAACAATGGCTAAAATAATCTCTCCTTTTGCTAATTTACAAACGAACAATGTTGATTATTCCAAAGTAGTAGATTGGGTAAAACCCATTAAATAAGGTGTCGGGATGTTGGGTTATTGCAAAACTAAGAAGAATATTAAAATTGCTATAATTTAAAAATCTTGCAATAACCTGTCAACCCGTCATCAATTATCCAAATTTTCTGTAAAATGTGCTTTTACTGATGCCGAGCTTACGCATAGCTTCGGCAGCAGTTATCTGACCGCCTTTCCATTTCTTGATTACGGTATCTGTTTCGGCAGGAAGTTCTCTCGGCTTCCTGCCTTTATATTTGCCCTGCTTTTTTGCAATGGCAATCCCCTCAGATTGACGGGACAAAATATATGACCTTTCCAATTCACTAACCGCACCGAATATCGTGAGCATAAATTTTCCTGTAGGTGTTGTGGTGTCGATAGCTTCTTTCTGACTTACAAATTCAACCTCTTTTTGTGATAGGATTTCAACAAGGTCTAAAAGGTCTTTTGTGTTTCTCGCAAATCTGCTGATTTCAGAAACAATAACAGTATCACCTTTACGGACATAAGACAACATCTTTTTCAGTTGTGGTCTGTCTGTGTTTTTGCCTGACAATTTATCTATAAAAACTTCATCAACTCCAAGCTCCTGCATCAGCACTTCTTGTCTTGCCGTGTTCTGTTGCTCGGAACTGCATCTGATATATCCTATTTTCATTTTTGATTTCACTCCTTTCCCAATAGGGTGTGTTTTTATTTTGAACCGTTCCATAAATCGAATAACAACTTAAACGGGACACTTTTCAACTGTGCCATTAGACTATACCCTAAAAGCACGGTTGGGTTTGGTCGGTGAGTTCGTTTTTTTGTTGACACAAAAAAATTCGCAGTCCTTCGACTGCGAACTCATTAGATTGTAATATCAGCTCAAATCCATTCACTTGACTTTTAGCTAAATCATCATTGGTTGTAATATAAAATATTATTTTTTATTCGATTGGTCTTTCTGCTATATTGAAAATCTGCAACTTTTTCCTTTTAGCATATTTGTAGGTTGTGATAGCTCCACCCCAAGACCTTTGTATGTAGCATATCATAAAGTCAGAGTTATTAACCATATATTCATTTGCCTTTGTGATATGAAACCTTTTAGGTGTGTTTTCGGGAATGTCTGCAATCAGAATGTTATCACACTTTTTATAATAAAGCTCCTTGTATTCATTTATGCTTTTTGTCAGGTATGGAATTACCAAATCCAATTTTACATCAGCATAAGTCTTTTGAAGCTCTCTTATAACAGAAGCGGCAGAACCATCAAATTTGCCATAGTTTCCAACCCAAAATTCTCTTACATTGTGATTGACTATTAAATCCTCTGCAACACTTTTTATTTTCTCTGCTAAACTACTATCCCATATATCGCTATGCCCTGCAAAGCAGCATCTTTTTTTATCTTCCATAACACTCATTAGTTATTGATAATATCAATATCCCACTTTTCGACTAAAGCATCAATAGTTCCATCAGTTTTTGCTAACTCTATAGCGGAATTAAACTCGCCAATCAAAGAACTGCCTTTGGGAAAAGCTATTGCAAAATCTTGGTCGATTTTTCCTTCGCCATAGTCCACATAACAGGAAATGTAGATGTCAGAAAAGTCAACCGACATTTTTCTTTCCTCTGTAACAGCTATGCCTGCAATACCGCAGTCTGCCTTTTCCTCTGCAATTCCATTTATTACCGCATCAAACTCAACATCCTCAATTATTGCTTCATATCCCAATTTATCACACAAAGCGTTAATCAAATCAATATCGAACCCCACCACATTACTTCCTGAATAATATTCAAAAGGCTCAAAAGCAGCATTTGTAAATACACTAATTTCTTTTGTAGGAGTAGTATTTGGTTCGTTTGATACATAAGAGATATATCCATCCGTATAATTACCGTCATTTATTGCATTTGCAATATTTGTTGCATCCACAGATGTGAGCGGAGCAATATTCATAGTATCACTTTCCATTCTTTGAGTTACAACAGGAGCGGATATAAGTTCATCATTTAGGTAAATCTGAATATTGTTCTGTCCATCACCTAAAGCTGAAATCTGCTCAGTAGCAGATGCAAACTTTTCCTTGCCGGAAGCGGTAAATGTGAGTTCAACATACGAACTGTCATTGTCTGTAACTGCCACCGCCTTTTTTATATCTGCTTTAGTTAGCAAAACATTTCCATTACAATCTCTAAGCTCGATATTGCCTTTAACTGTAGCGATTGCTTTCGTTGTCCTGTTTTGGTATTCCTTTACCGTCAGGTATGTATAATTGGTTTCTAAATCGTGTTGAACTTTTTGATTGTTATAGAAAACTTCCGTAACACCTTTAATCTTGTTCCCGTTGTTATCATACTGATAACTATATTTGTAAACTATCTCACCATCAGTTGTAGGCTGTATTGCTTCTATAACATCCCCGTGAGAGTTGTATTTTTCTGTCATTACACCTGTTCCGTTGCCATCATCCAATATCCATTCTTTTGTGTTCTCAGTTTCCTTTTTTAATGTATAGGTAGTATGGTCGCTATCTTCAAATCCTATGACCTCTTTATACTTACCGTTTTTATCGTAATAAGCTGTGCCAAAAGGTTCACCATCTGTATATGTATATCTTTTGGTAACTCGGTTCAGGAAGTCAAATTCATATTCGTAAGTGCTTAATGAACCATCACAATTTTCCTCAACTAAAATATACTTATCAGCGTTAGTGGCACGAATACCGAATACTGTTGCTATGAGTGCAACCAAAATCACAATGACTGAAACACCCACAATTACGAAACCTTTTTTGTGAGTTTTAGACGGAGTGGGGATTTCTGTAGGTGTATTCTCAATGACCTGCGAGGATGCTTTTTCTTTTTCTGAAAGAAGCTCCTTTGCTTTTTCAACAATCTCTGTATCATACAAAAAACTGTTGTCTATAATTTCTTTCAGCTCGGTAGCTGACATTTGGTTTAATTTTGTATTTATAACATTTTTCATTTTTACACTCCAAACCTTTCTTACAGTATAGTTGTGTCAGTTGTTTTTTTACCGAACTGAGATAATGCTAAATCAATTTTACCCTTTACATCCAAAGCATCCGACTTAAATTCGGTGGGTATGTCATATTCACACATATCGTTTTTGTAGCTTATAGTCGCTACCGCAGTAAGTCCCCAATATAATACAACAGCTACAACAAA